TACCAGAGATAACGCCCACCCGGCACAAAAGCCATGCGTTTGATGTACTCTACCAAAGCATCCCGATCATCTTGAGACATCAGCGGTTTATCTTTCCCCCAACGTGAACCACAGACATCTTCGACAAGACGTTCTGCTAACGCATCCCATGTATCATTGACACCCTGTGCATACTTATTACGGAAGATGTTCTCACTGAAACTATTCTTGAATCTGTTGACTTGCATTGAATTCCTCTAATTGTATTTCCCAATCGTCTTCTTGCCAACGATGGACTAATTCTTCTTTTGATTTGCGATCTTTGTGTTGTTCTTTTTTGGCTGGAGAAGGAAGATTATCTTTCTTCCCCGTCCAAGGCTTCGTCAGTTTCATTGTAGTAATCTCGAACACGCTGTTGCTTATCAAAAATAATGCCCTCCAAGGCATCTACAAGCTCACCAGATGAGATATCAATAATCTCTAGTACAGTGACCTCATCTTCTTGTTTTAATTGTTCTAGAAGGTCGTTAAATGTGGCCATTTCATTTCTTCATGTTTGTTACAATCCAAGTCTCTCGAATATAAATTGCTTGCTCAAGAGAATCAAATCTTCCTAGAGCAGTTGTTTTATTGTTACGCCGAACTTGAGCAAACCATTTCTTTCGCTCTTTGTCCCAGTGAATTCCAGTGTGACCTGATTTATTGGTGTCATATTGCTTAGGCAGATCTCGATTCTCACATTGTTGTTTAGGTGTTGCCCACTGACAATTCTCTTTATAATATCCTTTAGAATTATCCATTCGATCTAGTGTCGTTCCTTCGGGACGCTCTCCCATATCCAAATAGAAAGGAAGAAACTCTTTCCAAGAGTCACAGACCGTGATCTTCTTTGCGCTGTATTTCCAATGTCCTTCTCCTCGACATCGTCGATGCATACAAACCCATGTGTTGTATGTAGAAGTCTTATACATTCCATGTTTCATTATTTGTTCCTAATTTGTGCTGTGATCCTACTTCCAAAGAGGAAACCAAATGCAATATTCGCACCTTCGAGACACAGTAGTTTGATTGCTGGATCAAGTCCTTCTACAAATGCTGCACCTAGTCCTGCAATGATGATGACAAAAGCAGCAATGTACCGAGAAGAACCACGAAGATCAACAACCCACTGGCTTGGAGTGCCTCCTGGATTGTCGAGTTTTGCGACTGTCTCCATGCGTCGAATGTCTTGTTCATCAAGTTGTAGTTGCTCTGCAACAGTTGTAGGTTTAACACCGCCTGTGAGAGCGGTGATTCCTTGTTTGATTCCCTCAACACCTACTGGAATAAGTGCTGAGAGAAGTGTAGTTAGTAGTACGCTCATGGCATCCAATCGAAAAGTCCCGGAGCATGTTCCGAGAGTATGTTGTTAATTGTCTTTGCTACGTGACGAATCTCATACTGTGCATGTGTGTCTGCACGTAGCTTAATGAAATCCAACCAAGCTTGAAAGTTTCCTGTTACCACCAATTCCGTAGTGCCTCCATTCGGGAGGACAAATCTTGCATCCTCTTTCTTAACGCCTGCTGCAATGAGCTTGTTGTAAGTATCCAATGAAGCCTTATATGCAGCAACAATAGTAGGAGCCATATCTGTATTCGGAATGACAAAGTCAGTTTCTGATTCATTACAGTACCTCTGTGATCGTTGAAGAAAATCGAGATGTTTTGATCTTACGAATTGATGACTGCAAATACGGCTGATCCCACTAACATGGAAAGTAGCGTGTGCAAAACGCAAGGTAGCAAGATGTCCTTTATCCTTACAACTAACAGCGCGCTTGATACAAGCTTCAGGCTGAACAGAAGAATTATAACAAATCCCAGAATACCTACCAATCCGTTCAAGAGCATCTGGTGTAACAAATTCAAGCTCAACGTGCATCACCAGATCCTGTCAGAACATCACGTGCCTTGCGGGATTCTAGTTTTGAATTATTGATAGTAAGTAGATCTTCAAAACTATATCCCAAGGCATCTGCCATACGAGCGATGTACCAACAAACATCCCCAAGCTCAAAAATAATACCACCAATATCAAGCTTACCATCACGAAGATGTTTCTTAATCTTGTCTGCGACTTCACCCGCTTCTCCATTAAGACCAAGTGCTAGGTATGAAAGTTCAGCATCATTACCAGTGCCTGCACCGGGATAAATTGCAGTGCTGAGTGTCCAATTTTGGTATGAGTTTGCGTCCATTATTTAATTTCCTTTAGTTCTTCATGTGCAATAATTGCATTTAGATAGTCGCGAGATTTGTAGAGATCACGAAGACCATCCTTCTCTCGCCAACGGAATACATACTTCATAATGTTACCTTCAGCAAATGGAACTTGCTTGTCAATAAGCAAGTCCATCAACCGAGTATCACCATAATGACTAGGACTCTGCATAATGTTGCTCCAAGTATTTAAGAGAGACGAAGTGTTCATCAAAGGAACCGTTCTGTACATCATAAGCCATCAGAATCCCACGAAAATGATTGTTACCTTGTGGTCCTAAATAGTCTTCATCATGTTCATAACAAGAACCAGCAATAATACAGGTAATAGTAGATCCGTCTGGTCGTTTGCCATAGGCCACTTGTTTTCCTTGTTGATGACCAGCAATACAAGACATATGCAACTTAGAAACCATAGCACTAGCTGTGGTAGCAGCGCGTCCAAGAACCCCAGTAGGGAAGTAATGGCTGTAAGCAATGCCGTCAATAAACACTGGTTTGAGAAAGTCATGGACTTCCCAATCTTGGTAAGGCAGATCGTTTGTACTAATGAGTCCTTCCAATTTCGGATCATCGTTGATAGCCCTATTAATACGGTTATCATGATTACCTAACAACATTACCTTTCGTGGGTTATACTGCTTCTTCTTTTGAACCTTTGCGGTAGCATTATAAGAATACAGTGGATTAAGAAGACAAGACATGGCTTTGTTAGCTGCGTCGATATCTTTTGTATATCGCCTACCTTCAAATGATTTCTTTCCTACATCATAGCTAGACAAACTCGGCATGTCTGCGAAGTCGCCAAGATGAATAACTACATCAGGCTGTACTTCGACAATGTACCTACCAATTCGAGTAAGATACTCAAAGTCCTGTCCATCTTTACATTGGGTGTCCGGCACAATTAGATGTGTTCTCATTTAAATCTTTCTTTAATTTCTTCTAAATCTATTGGAGTATAATTAATATTTTCAACTGATACATTAATATACAATGAATCAGATAAAGTATTATCATGTACATGCCCATGAATATTTCCTTTCCATCTTGAAAGGCTTTGTGGATGAATTGGAATATGACTTAGAATAAATTTGTCTAGTTGATGTGTTCCTCTAACATCTGTAAAATACTGATGATATTGAGAGAGTTTAAACCCATCATGATTACCCTTAATTAGAACTTTACGTCCATTAAGGCGCTCTAAAATATAGGCTAGTTTGGAAAAAGATTTAAATCCCACATCTCCTAAATGATAAACTTTATCTTCAGCAGATACTACAGAATTCCATCGATGAATTAAATACTCATCGTGTGTATAAATATCTGGAAAATCTCGAAGAGGTGTACCATCATTTCGTTTAAATGTTAAGATGTTACTATGTCCAAAATGAGTGTCAGCAATTAAAAAAGTTTTCATTGGATCATTTCTGGAGTGTTGTGAAAGTTACAAGCGTCATCTGCAGATAGCAGACGAAATGGAAACATGTCATGGTCTATTAGATACATCAAGGACAACCTCTGTAAATAGTGGAGGTCGTCCTTTGATGCTTTAACATACACTTCATATGTACCATCGTCAGTTTCTAGTGAGTGTTTGATATCCATGATTGGATAGTCTCCACATCTTTAACAGAACAATATTGAAAGCCATTCTTTTCACACCATATTTTATGAGTGTATTTAGTTCCACCACAAAGCTTGTTAATATTGTCAAATACAAATCGCAGATCTATATCTGGATTTTGCTGTTTCACTAGAATATATTTTTGTCTTTCTTGATGATCAGAAAGCCAACCTTTTACTTCGATGTGAATTCCATTAGCTAATGAAAAATCTACATTATATTTATGAATAGATTCTGGAACAGTGTAAGGTAAAATAACAGTTTCATATGTATATTCACACTTAGCTTCTTTAAGAATCTCTTCAAACCGAAGTTCAAGTTTAGATCGTCGTTTGCGCTCAGACATTGACAAGATCTAGACTAGAGGGTTTATCTGCATACCTACCATTGAAAGCCCATTGACAGGGCCACCAGACATCACTGTCTTCATCGTAATATGCACCGTTTATGTAGTCTTCGTAGAAGATTTCATAGACTCTAACATCAGATCCAGCTCGTGTTCTAACGTTGAGGGTATAATTAATTGGGTGTCCTTTTGATGGTGTGCCCATGTTACTCCTTTCTCACGACATAACCACATACACATGAGGTTAATCGCCAGTTGATGTTTATCTTGATACAAATCATAAACTGTATCAAACATTTCTTGTTCTTCGTAACAACCTTCTAGATACTTAACCGCCTTTTTAGGACCAATACCAGTAAGACCAAATAGATTGTCTGTCTTGTCTCCAATTAATACCTGTTGGTAAAATGTAGATAGTCCCTGAATGGAGGTAACATTATCAGTTTCGGTTTTGACAAAGTTATAATGAAGACCTGCAACTTGTTTAAGGTCTTTGTCAATAGAACAAATAACAGTTTCATTTCCTTGACTCCATGCTAGAGCATCGTCAGCTTCATATCCATCGAAAAGTTCAGCATTCCAATTGTCTACTAAGTACTGCTTACAAGCCTTGCGATAAACAGGATCAACTGTGTCTCGACGATTAGCTTTATATTCAGGATAGACTTGGTAACGAAAGTTCTTGGAAGGAGATAGGAAACAACGATAGCTGTCTGCTTGTGTTGAGTGAATGATTTCCCGCATCAGTTGTTCTGTGCGCAGCAAAGCAATTTCTTCGTCAGCCTCACAGATACGAACCTTATCTACAGTACGCTCACAACTTGCAGCACAGCGGTACGCAACTATATCCGCGTCCACTAATGCTATCATACTTTCATACGAGACGAGTACTGTCCCTGTCCTGTTAGTTTAAATGCAGCACTGGTTGCAATCTGCTCTGTCTTGCCTGAACCACACAGCGGACACTCTTGAGGAGTGCCGCCGGTGGAAACAAACTTCTCAAAGACATGACCACAATCTGTGCATTGGTAGTCGTGTACTTTAATCATTACATTGGCACATCGTCATCATCGTCAAACGTTGGAAGATCTTCTAGCTTTGGTGGTTGCTGATCCAGACCAAAGACGAAGGCTTCGTATTGCTGGGCAATTGCAATAACCTCGGCAGGGGTTGGTGACTTCTTATCTGTTTTGAGAGTATCAATTGCTGCGCTAATTGACGATTGACGAACAATATAGACTTGCTTCTTGGCTCGTTCTTCAGGAGTCTCATAGGTGGACTTGGGAGAAGCAAAACTCGTTGAACCTGTGGCCTTTGTGACAGCCTCAGGGCTACCGCCACCAGCAGTGTTGACACCATTTGCAGTAGCCGCTGCCACCCAATCCCAATAACCTTTATCATTCTTCTGCATTTCAATTGTGTAAACTTCACCCTTCTTTGCATCGACGAGTGTCTTGTAGACAACAGGGTTGCTAAAGGACATAAGCTTCTTAGACGAAGTTTGACCCTTAGCGATATCCTTAAAGGTCACTTCAGCCATCTTGTACTTACCCTTATCTTCTACAGACACATCAATGAATTGAATTTGAATTTGCATGTTATCTTTCTTATTTATATTTATTAATTAATTACTATCTATACTAATATTATACCATACTATTTTAGTATGTCAATATTAATCTTCAAGATCTTTCATATTAGGACCAACAGTAACCTCTCCACACATCGGGAGATTCCATTCGATGCCAAAGGCTCGTTCAATATTCTTAGGAAGATCCTTAAACACATCTACCATGAGTTCTTTAACCACCTCAACCTCGTTAGGGGGCGAGTCGGATGTGAGAGAATCATGAATAGTGCTAACAAGTAAGCTACGGAGATTATACTTGCGAAAACGGGTAGCAAGACTAACCCGAGCAACAGCCATAACGTCCGCTCCAAGACCCTGATTGGGGTAGTTGGCAATCTCAAACTCTGAAAATTCACCACGTTTATTCTTCTTGAATTGGTATTGTCTACCAAGGGGTGAACGTAACCTTCCGGTAGCATTCACCTCTTGTAGATACTTCATATGTGTGTTATATAGACCATAGTACTTTGAATAATACTGATCAATTACATCCTGCCAGTATTGCTGCTTAGAACTTATTGCCGCAAAATCTGGATCATGGCAATAAGAAAATGCGGGTCCACGATAAATCCAACGAAACAAAAATACCTTGGCGATCAGCCGTGAAGGTAGATTAAACTTCGTTTGATTGTCAAGATGAATATCAAATTTACTTGGATCATTTACAACATTGTGCCATTCTTCAATTCCATTTTTGTCTTGACTTAGGTACAGATATGTGCACCAATCTTTCTAGACTCTTTGCGTCGACATTCACAAGAGCCATTAGATCTGCCCTACCTTCTTGGCACTGACATACCCAAGTTTTTTAACTGACGATTTATTACGTTGTCGTCCTTTCATATCTCTATCCTTAATATTATCCAATTGTGTGCCTAAAACAAGATGATTAGGATTACAACAAAGAGGATTGTCACATGTATGTAGTACTTTCATTGAACTGGGAATAGTTTCTTTATACATTTCGTATGAAAGTCTGTGGCATAACACTGATTTAGTTTGTGAGATTTTTATGGCACCGTAGTGGTTATTACCACGAGTTGCACCTGTCCAAATCCAACACCCCGTCATCGGTTCATACATAATTTTATCTTCGAACCTAGATCTAATAGTATTACCATGCCAGCTTTTAGCATCGACATTTATGATTGGCATGTTTTAATATCAAATTCTAAGTATGTAATGGGACTTGTTTCTTCATCATCCATGACATGTGTTTGAATAAACTTTGCGATATCCCATTGCATATCACATAGGCTATCCGCCTCTGACTCAATGACACATTTTAAAGTAACTACACAATCGTATTTCATAGGAACCTACTCTCGCACAGGCGCTTCCCGATTGGTGGAATGTTCTGACCATTAGGGTTTGATGATGCCACCCGTCCCGTTACTGCAACGCAGTTGTTATACGAGGGGTGGAGATACTCTCCCCAATGCATGTCAGCCATCTTTTTGGGAAGTCCCTTAAGATAGGTTCCATTCTGCTTCTCTAGTTTACTACGCTCAAGAATTAACTCAATAAGTTTCTTGGCGAGCTTGCTTGGTTTTAGAGATCGCAGTACATCTTCTGCTACGGATCTGTTCTCTACTTTTTCCCCGAACTTGTACTCGGATAGTGGGGCCACGAGCTGAGGAAACTCGGTGGTTGACTCCACATTTTTGTACTTGACTTGACCAGCTCTAGCGCCAGTTTTAAAGTGTCCGATTGGAACTTGATGCTCGCGGCTAACTGTGCCGCCATAAAGGATTGCAGATTTTTCATTGTTTGAATTCCAGTTAATCTCAAAGTCAACTATGTTGTTGAGAGTATTTTCTAGGTCACTAATCTTAATGTCGTTTTCAGCGGCAATTTCAAGTGACCTTGTTGCATTATACTTCAGACCATTCCATTCCATTTCCAATAACACGAGCAAGTCAAGCATGTGTAATTTAAATAGTTTGATCATGTGTCCATAAGTACTTTCAAAGAGTTTCTTTTGTTCTACATACAACTCATGAGTGATTTCTACATCGTTAATACAATATTCCAAAAGCTCTTCTGGAGGAATTTCCGTAGTGTCAATACCTTTGTCCCAATATTCTTCACTAATGTAGTCATGCTTAGGATTTAGTCCTCGATTTGCACACGAGGTACGCAGATCAGGGAATTTCCAAGTTTGATTACTAAATAGGAACTCAGCATATTGACAATCATAGATACGAACCCCGACAGCAGGCACAAATCCGAACTCACGCCTAAGCCAAGACAGATCAAACTTGCCATTAAAAAAGATAAGCTCCCTACCAGTATGTAGAATCTCATTTATAAGGCCAACGTCCCATGGACTTTTGAAAGAGTATAAATTGGTTAAACCGTTTGAAATGGTTTTGATTACCAATAGGCATAGCGAATTCCGTGGGTCATAGACGTTCCCTTTGTTGAAAATAGAGGTTTCTGTGTCAATTACGAGCAGCATTTAGCAGCAACATGATTGTGCAAGTTCGCTAGGAACAAACTGGAAAAGTTCATAGTCAACAACATCAGGATCAGACACAACAGATTCTGCCGTGCGTAGATATTGAATGACTAGTTGTTCTGCAGTTGCTTCATCCTTGGCGACAACCTTGATATTTACGGGGATGTCAAACGTTTGAATCTGGCTCATCTTTTTTCTCCTGAACAGTTGAATGCCCCACAGTTCTAAAGTCATACTCTAGAACACCAGAGGCTAGGTTGTTAAACATCTTACGATCAAAGAATGGATCTTCTCGTTCAAAGTAATTAGCTAGTGCACGTACTACAATCTCACGATTGCTACTGCTAATACTACAATTGCGAAGGATCTTCGCGAGATCCATCATGTTCTTGCGGTTAAATGGTTTAGTTTTGTGGTGTTTAATTAACTCTGTCAAAATGTCAAGTCCTCATATCGTGCAATTAACGGCTTGATAAGCACATCTTCCTTGCCGTGACGCATTTCCGGCTCTGTATCGGCATCCCCGGACAGTTTGTTCTTTGACAGATGGAAGTGTCTGACATATTCCAGTGCTGTGTCGTGGGTTTTTCCAATGCCGAGAATCCAGTCAGCCTCTGCTTGCTTTGCAGTTTTTGCATTTGCTACATTCTCCATTGTTAGGTATCGTTTGCCTTCTCCGCTTGCATCAGCTTGGCATACTCCAATAACAGGGCAGTATGTTTTTGCAAGTTCTCTAGACCAAATATAAATTGCCCCAAGTCGGAGGTCTTCTCTGTCGTCAGTGAATCCTTTGATTTTGTCAATTTGATCAAATACAACAAGGGCTGGCTTAAGCTCCTTGCAAAGTTGTTCAACCTGTCTTCGATGGATGTTGGCGGAATCGAAGATTTTAATGAATTGTCCACCGTTACTGTCAAAGGCAGATTGATAGTGATTGATATTGGAGAACAACTCTGCTTGACTGATTCCAAGGCTTGCTTGGATACAGCGTAGCATAACTTTGGAACCTTGTTCTTCGTTGTTAAACCAAAGAATTGGCCCAGACGACTCACTGAGTTGTGTCGCAAAGAACGTGATCTCACTAGCAAGGAAAGTTGTTTTTCCTGTCTCTGGTCTAGCGAAAATAAATCCGAAATCTCCTCTACGGAGAGATCCGAGCATTCTATTAAGCGTAGAAAGTCTCCAACGGAGTCCGGTTGTTTTGATTGCCTCGTTATAAAGTTCATTTAGATTTCCTGAAACAAATTCAATCTGTTCTATTTCACGCTTCTGTTCAAAGGCATTCATTGTTGAGAAGATGCGTTCGACTGATGACCGACCTTCACTCACATCCAACGAAACTAATGCAAGCTCGTAGGCGAGTTTTTTATTGCGAAGGGTAGTGAGGATATCACCTATGAGGCGTTCGTCGATTGTAGCCCCTTGCAGACCCATTAGCAGGGATTCTACTACTTGACGATCCTTGTCATTTACCTTCGATAGACAATACATAGAGAATTCTTCTAAAGACAAATCCTTTTTGTAAGTCGTATGAAGTTCTTTAAGACAAGTATATAGAAAAACTAGTTCTTTATTTTCATTATTAGTATCTATATAAGATATATACTTGTTGTAAGTATTATATTTTAATAAATATATAATAATGTTAACATATTCAATCACTCTTGTCAATACTCCTTTATAACTGCGTCTGGAAATTCTTTTTTAACCCATGCCATTTGTTCTGCTGCATCTTTTGCTTCTTCAAAAGAACAAGATTCTTTTACACTATGTGTATCTGAATACCACGATCCATATCTAGACATGTACTCTTTTTTATTGTATTTAATACGTTCAATTCCATATTGTCCATTAGGAAAAGTAACCATTCTAATTCGAGTAGGTTTTTTCCAAAGCTTAGTAATATTGTACATTATTTACCCATACCTGTCAACAATTGATGTGCCTTCTGACGTACCCAGCCGTCAGTTGGCAAGTGCATACCTGTAGTCCCATCCCATCCTTGAAACGTTTTGTCGTAAAAATCAATTGGGTCTGGATAGAGATCTTGGAGGTACTGTAGTTCATTAGCCCATGCTTGCCACTGATTGTCTGAGACAACACTAGTATCCAGATGATAGTACAAGAACGAATGGATCAGCATCTGACTACGTCGTTGCTTGATTTTCTCGGAGGATGTTTGCATCAGTTTTCCAATATCTGTTATACACCACATCTCTGATAGTTGATACGGATACTCCACAAATACTAGCTAATTTCTTATGTGTATGTTCATTGGGATTTTCTCTAATCATCTCCACTAATCCCCAATCTAGTTTTGCTGCTGGATGTGATTCCCCTTTAAAAGAAACGTGTCGTCCTTTTATATCCCTATCCTGTGCATTTTGTTTGGGTGTTCCTAACCATAAATGTTCGGGATTAATACATTTAGGATTGTCACATGTGTGGCACACAAATAACCCTTTTGGAATGTCTCCATGAATTTCTTTGTACATACTTCTGTGGGCTTTGTGTGTTTTCTTATTTTTAAAGAATTGACCATATCCCCAAGAATCTACTCCACCACTCCATTCCCAACAATTTGTTTCTTTGTTAATTACACATCTTTTCTGTAAGTATTCTTTCAATTTCACAATGCTCCACTAATTTAGGATCTAACTCGGTTATAATTACACTACTATCTATACCAAATGTTCTAATAGTATGTGATAACTTGACTGCCTTTTGTTGAATATCTTTATCAAGCCATATATATAGTATATCACATAATGTTTTTAAACGCAAGATTTGTTTTGAAGAAATACTAGATCCAAAAATTGGAATTGCTCCACAATATTTACTTACTTTAATAGCAGATACAATGTCTTCTACAAGAACCGCACGACGATTTTTTACTTGTAGTGGATGAACAATCTCATGGATCTTGCCTTGAGAGAACCATTTCGCTTTTGTCTTGTCCG